GCTAAATACTTGCCGAGCGAGGACTTTGTTTGTTTGACCGATTTAACGCTTGATTGCGCCACTATCCCGTTGATTCACGGGTGGGAAGGTTGGTGGTCAAAGCTAGAGCTGTTTAGGCTGCCGAGCGCGTTATACATGGATTTGGACACGGTTCTGGTGGGAGATTGCAACGAGATGTTAGAGGCGGCAAGGCCACATGACTTTGTGATTATGCGCGACATATACAGAGGTAAGCGTAACCCGTTGGCAATGCAAAGCAGTTTGATGTGGTGGTCAAAGCCGCACGAGTATCTATACGATGAGTTTAAGACCGGCGAACGGTATTGCGAAGGAGGTGACCAGATTTACCTTGAACACGCACTCCGAAACGAACCCGTTACTTATTGGCAGGATATTACGGACGGTGTGTGCAGCTTCAAGGCTGACGTGCTGGAACATGGCGTCAGAGCGCGGGATAAGGTGATTGTGTTTCACGGGAAACCTCGGCCGTGGGAGCAGACAAGGGTTCAGTATGCGGTCGCGTAGAGGCTATTTCGTACCTGAAACCGACGAGCATTGCCTAGCTGCGGCGCTTGATGAAGTGGGTGATCTAGGTTTTAGTTTGGATTTGTGCAAGGACTTCAGGACAGTTATACAGGCTGGCGGCAATATCGGCGTTTATCCTCTGGCGCTCGCAGAAAAGTTTGCTGTTGTATATACGGTCGAGCCGGATGTGGATAACTTTGAGGCGTTGGAAGCTAACACTTGTAACGCAAGGAATATTGTAAGCAGACGCGCAGCCTTTGGGCGGGTGCATGGCAGGGCGGCGATAGATAGGGTTTATCCTGACAACATAGGCGCGCATCGGGTTAAAGAAGGCAACGAGTTTGCGGTGATCCCGATTGATAGCCTGGGCGTGGTTGATTGCGACTTCCTCCAGCTCGATGTTGAAGGGTCAGAGCATGAAGCTCTGCTAGGCGCTGTTGCTACGATCGAGGCAGGCTGGCCTGTAATTACGCTAGAGCTTAAAGGTTTGGGCGAGCGATACGGGTACACCGACGATGAAACTATCACTTGGTTACGGTTTATGGGGTACAAGATAACCGACCGAGTTAACAGGGATGTGATATTCACACGATGAGCGCAGCCTGGACACGAAAAGAAGGGAAGAACCCCGCTGGCGGGCTAAATGCGGCTGGTCGCGCTAGTTATAAGGCTGAAACCGGCGGGACGCTGAAAGCACCCGTAAAGGCAGGCGATAACCCTAGACGCGCATCATTTCTTGCGAGGATGGGCAATATGCCGGGGCCGATGCAGAAACCTAATGGCGATCCTACCCGTCTGGCGCTTGCTCTAAAGGCATGGGGTGCTAGTAGCAAAGAGGACGCACAGGCAAAGGCGCGTGCTATCTCGGCGCGGAATAAATAATGGCTGACGCTAACCGACTTGCCGCTGCTTTACGTTACCAGCAGGACATGGAAGGGCCGGTAACCATGAACCCTAACATTGCCGAACAGGGTAGAAAGGGCAGGGCAAACATGGCTCCCCCTACCTCGGTAATGGATCCGCGTTCAAGGGACTATGAGCGCAGGTCTAAGGAAACGGAAAACTTCCTGATTGGCGCTGATATATTGGCTGGCGCGTTGCCGTTTGCACCGCTGGCTAAGGGCGCGGTGATGGCTGCTGGGAAATATGCGGGGCCAGAACTGGCGCGTGGGCTTGAGAATTACATGGTGAAGTCGGGCGCTGTGTTGCCGATGGACGTATGGCATGGCTCCCCGCACCGTTTCCCACCGACTGCCAAGAATCCGCTAGGTGAGTTTGACCCGATGAAGATTGGAACGGGTGAAGGGGCGCAGGCTTATGGGCATGGGCTGTATCTGGCTGAGGCTCCGGAAGTGGCGAAGGGATACGCTAGTAAGTTAGCTACTTTTGACGAGAAGTTATTTGGGCCAATAATGGAGAAGCACAATATTTCTGGTGATATTGCGCCAAATATGAATAACGTGGACTTTGCAAAAAGCCTTTTGGCTGATTACGGTAACAAGTTAAATGCAGCGGAAAAGAAGGTATTGCAGGATTCCGTAAAAAGCTACCTCTACAAAGTTGACCTCCCCGACGAACACATCGCCAAGATGCTTGATTGGGATAAACCGCTTAGTCAGCAAAGCGAGGCGGTGCAGAAGGCGGTTCAATCGTCAGAGCATCCGATGGTGAAGTATTGGGCGTCCAAGTCTGCCGAAAACCCTGCCTATAACGGCGCGGATTTGTATATGAGGATGGCAGGAGAAAAAGGCGACAAGGTGGCTGCTGCTGCGGCGCTGCGCGAACTCGGCATCCCCGGCATACGCTACCTAGATCAAGGCTCACGCGCTGGCGGTGCAGGCACAAGCAACTTTGTCGTATTCGACCCGGCGCACATGAACATCCTTGAGCGCAACGGAGTGACTGCGGCCAGCCTAAGAAATGTAGCCCCGCAAGACGAAGCCCTGCGCCTAGCCCAGCAACGTGCAGCCTTGCCTGTTGAGCAGCATGGGTTGGGATTGCCTGCTGACAATACGCCGCAACAGAGGGCTGATGCGATGGGGTTTGATAGAGACGTTTATCACGGCACAACAATGGATTTTAATAAATTTGCCGGAAGACTTCCAACTTACGCAGCAGAAGAGCCGCGCATAGCAGACATTTATGCAAATGCCACTACTAGACATATGTCGTTAAATAGACCTATAAATGCAGGCCCAAATATAATGCCGTTAAAACTTGGCGGTAAAGAACTTACTATTTCTGATTTGGGTGAAGGTGGAGGTGGCTGGCTTAGTGACAATTTGGCGAAAGCTCTAGGAATACCAAGAACACGAACCTTAATTAATGAATTGCCAAACTACGGTATAGACAGGTTGAAGGTTACTGATATGGGTGATCTTGGTGGTGTGCAGACACAGCATATGATTCCGGTAGGTTCCGACAACATCCGTTCCCGCTTTGCCGCCTTCGATCCGTGGCGCAGGAACTCAGCATTAGCAGCAGCCCTCGGCGTTGCCGCGCCCGACCTACTCGCAGAGGAAAAGTAATGGAACCAACCAGCACCGGCGTACAGAAATGGCTCAACGTCATTTCATCGTATGACAACGAGTTTAAGAAGTGGGAAGCGCGAACAACTAAAATTGTTAAGCGTTACCGCGATGACAACCGCAGCCAGCACACAAACGAAACCGCCAAGTTCAACATCTTGTGGAGCAACGTCCAGACGCTTATCCCTGCGGTGTACGCCAAGCTCCCTAAAGCGGTGGCTGAGCGAAGATTTGGCGATAATGACCCCGTAGGACGGGTAGCAGGGCAGCTTATTGAACGAGCCCTAGACTTTGAGATTGAGCATTACCCTGACTTTCGGGCAACGATGAAACACGCGGTCGAGGATAGGTTCCTCGGTGGTCGCGGGGTTGCTTGGGTACGGTATGAGCCGCACGTTCGGCAGCAAGACATTCCTGAAGATGGTTTGCAAGTAACGGAGGACGTAGAGAATGAGGCAGCCGAAGTCCCCGAAGGTGCGCCTGAAAACGAGGATTACACCGCTGGCGAGGAACCCCAGGAAGAAATTGAATACGAGTGCGCCCCTACCGATTACGTTCATTGGAAAGATTTTGGGCATTCTGTTGCGCGCACTTGGGAAGAAGTAACGTGCGTCTGGCGTTGGGTGTACATGAGCCGCGAAGCTCTTATTGAGCGATTTGGCGAGAAAACCGCTAAGACTATTGCGTTAGATTCTGGCCCCGAAACGCTTACAAACTACGGGCAATCCACGAAAGAGCGCACCCGCGCCAAGATATGCGAGCTTTGGGACAAGGAAACCGGCAAGGTCTATTGGCTGTCCAAGAACAATCCTACGCTGATTGATGAGCGTGACGATCCGCTAGAGCTGGAGGGTTTCTTTCCTTGTGCTACCCCTCTGTACGCGACGATGACCTCGGATACCTTAGTTCCGGTTCCTGACTTCATCCTGTACCAAGACCAAGCAAATGAATTAGACATCCTTTCAGATCGCATTGACGGGCTGGTAAAGGCTCTCCGGGTTCGGGGTGTGTATGACGCAAGCCAACCTAGCCTGCAAAGGCTGTTGACAGAGGGCGAGAACAACGCGTTGATCCCTGTTGATAAGTGGATGGCGTTTTCGGAGAAGGGCGGTCTGAAGGGCAGCATTGACCTATTGCCGCTTGATGTACTGTCAAACGCCTTGCTCCAATGCTACCGGGCGCGAGAGGATATTAAAGGGCAGATTTACGAGATTACCGGCATATCGGACATTATTCGAGGCCAGACTGCCGCTTCCGAAACCGCTACCGCGCAGCAGATCAAAGGCCAG